TCATAGCCAGCTGGATAGACCACGAAAGCCGCGCAGGTCAGGGTTGGCTCAAAGCCAATGCCGGTCGACGCATTCGCCGGCGCTGTGAGGGTTGGTTTCTCGATCGCCGCCGCACCCAGGGGAATCTTGAATGTTTCCTTGGTCCCGCTACGGGTGATGTCGAGTGTCACCACCCCGGCGGCGGCGTTGGACGGAATGACCAGCGTCAGCGTGTCGCCGCTGCGGGTCACGGTGCCGATGTTGGTGGCTACTGCCCAAGTGCTGGAAAAGTTAAAGTCTGTAATTTTGTAGGTATTGGTGCTGCCCGGGTAAAGCAGCACCGGACCGTCCAGATTCACCTGGGCGGGCGGCGTCCAGCTCTCCAGGTCAATCTTCTTATCAACCTTGGCTTCCAGTGCCGTAAAACGAAGATCGATCTGCGCGAACAACGTGCTGTAGTCGAACTGCCAGGTTTGCGCCGGCACGGTGATGCCGGTCAGGCTTTGCGCGCCGTTGTATTCCAGGATGATGTTGCGCGTCAGGTTGTTGCCAGCCTGCAGCGGCGGAATCTCTTTGCGCTTCTGCTGCAGGGGCACATAGGCGGTGATCAACAGCACGCCTTCGGCGGTCTCCAATCCCATCCAGTTAAAGTCGAAGTCACCGACGGCACTGCTCATCATCAGGCTGTACACCACCTGATTGGGGTTTAAAAAACCTTGGCGGGTCACGTTGGTGCGCTGCACGATCTGCGCTGCCGGTGGCACGGCGGCGGCCCGGTCGACTGCCTGTGCGGTGTCCAGGCCGGGCACGTTGGCCAGAACGAAACGGGACACCACCAGCAACTCGCCGGCGGCTTGCTTTTGTGCAATCAGGCTTTCGCCTGCCAGGGTAATACTTGCCCCCATTGGGAGATTCCTTTTCAGCGAGTGACCAGCGTCATGTGGTCGTTGTTGAATTCAGCGGTGGCCAAGGCCAGGCCAATGGTCTGTGTGTCGTCAAATTTGGCGGTGATGGTCATCTGGTCGTTGCTGACCTCGTGCGCGCCGATCACCAGCTGCAGCAGCGTGGTGCTCACCAGCTCGTAACGCCGGCACGTGCGTCCGTACTGGTGCACCACCAGATCGAGCAAGGTAGGAAACGCAGAGAGTTGTTCGTCAGTCAGGTGCAGCTGGACGATGTCCCAGTCCCGGTCCGGCTGGCGTTCACTGATCCGAACGGTGCCAATGCCCAGGCGTTGGAAGATCCGCTGGAAGCCCGCCACGGATCCGGCGTCGACCGCATTGATGAAGGCGTACTTCACGCGCAGCCGGTAAAGGGTCTCGGGTTCGCCCTTGAACCGGGTGATGTCGCGCTGCCAGGCGAGCAGATCGAGCACGGCCAGGTGGCAGGTCTCGGCATCCATCTGCAGCAGCGGCCAGCGCAGCCAACCTTCGACGGACTCCCACCAGCGCTGGGCGGCGGCCTTGAGCTTGGTGGCCTCTTCACCGTCAAGCCAGAAAGGCAACTCGAGCTTAATCATTGAGCACCACCGCAAGCGTTCTTAGCCGTGGCACAGTCAAGGCCGACACGATGTCTTCGTTGCCAAACTTCATGGATTCAATACCGGGAAACTGCTCGTGCAATTCCTCGATCAGGCGGCTGAACGAAAACCGCGACTGTGGCCAGGTCAGCGTCGGGGCGTAGTCACTGCCGGTGCTCTCGCGAAATGCGGCCCGAATGAATAGCGCGACATCAGTTTCCAGCGTGGCGCGCTGCGCCTGGGTCAAGTTGATCACCGGCCAGACCTGCAGGCTGACGTCGTGCTGGGTTTCGGGCATGACCAGGACAAGCATGTCGTCACCGTGGCCATGGTTGCCTTCGTCCATAATTCGGGCGTTGATTTGCGCTAGATAGGTGTCAGCTGGCACGTCTGCCTGAAACAGCACGTAGGCATTGGCACTGCCCGGACCACGTGGGGCACCATGCTCGAAATACACGCCATTGGCCGATACACCCGGGAAGGCAGCGATCAGGGCGCGATATACCGCGTCGGTGTGCCACTGGTTGACCGCGCTGAACTGGTTGCGGGTGCGCAGGCGCAGATCCTCGTCCAGCTCGGCGTCCGAACCCGGGCTGGCCAGCCAGCCGTCGAGGTTCACCACCTGGACAACGCCCGGTACCGGCACGGGCAACACGGCGTAATAACCCGGGGCGAGGTTGAAGCCGCTACCCGCCTCGATCGCCATAGCCGGAACTGATACCTGTGACTCGCCTTCAGCAAAGCTGGCCAGCGCCGTGGTCACCAGCTCGTACACATTGCCGTTGATGGCAGGCGACTGCACACGGGTGCCGATCGGGATCTCAAACGAACCCACGGTGGTGGCGCGACTGAACAACAGCGTGCCGATCGCCTTGGTCGGTGCCTTGCGCTCAACGTTGACCGCCCAGGCCAGCATGTCCAACCAGGTGCCGCCGGCCGTCTTCACAAAGAAGTTGGGCAGCACGGTGTCACTGACGAAAGTCAGGATCCACAGCACCGGTTTGGTGACCAGCGCCGTGACCACCCGCCAGAACGGCGAATACGCGCTGGTGTTGGCCAGCTTGCTGCCCTGGGCGGTGACTTCGGCTTCCCACGCTGCTTTGAGGCCCGCTTCGGTGGTCGGAATGCCGGAATCAGCCAGCGCCTGCTTGAAGTCGACAGTCATAGGGTCACCTGCAGGTTACCGAACTGCGACGTGGTGGCGGTCACCAGGTACTGCCCTGCAGAGACCTCTGTGATTTTGGCGGTACCGGGCACCAGACGAACGTCGTTTTCAACCAGCAGCTCCAGTTGCTGGATGCAGTCGCGCTGTTTAAGACGGTTGCGCTCGGCCACCAGCGTCACCAGCAGACCGCTTTCGCGGATCATGTGGCCAATGTCCTGGGCAATGCAGGCCCGATCCTCGACCGGCAGCGGCTGCCGTGACAGATCCAGTGCCAGGTCGTTTTCAGTGATCAGCAGATCGATGTACTCGCTCATCCGCTCACCGCCATGCTCATCATGTTTTCGATTTCGAGTGAGGTGATTGGCTTGTCGGTACGGATGTTGATGTTTTCCACATGCGTGCCCTTGTTCTGGGTCTGGCTGTTGGTGGTGTTCTGGATGCTGCGCAGCAACCCGCCCTGGGGCACGGCTGTCGGGCGCATTGGGGAAATGCTCGCGGTGGTCGCTGCCATCTTCTGGCGCGCCTGCTCGGCCTGTTCCGTCGGCGCCGGTGCCATCACCAGCGGCGGGACCGCTGACAAGGCAGGGCGAATCCCCGCAGGCAGTTGGGCAGCAACGCTCGATCTACTGCAGGCGTACTCGGTAACGGGGATTGACTACCTGGTGCAGCCGGCGCGATCGGGATCTGCGCTTCCATGCCTGGGATCTCCGGCGCTTTGGGCATGTCGCCAAAGGTCGTATCGATGTTCACGCCGGGGATCTTGTTCAGTAGCTGGATCAGGCCCTTGAGCGCGCTGCCAATCAGGGCGAACGGCGACACGTTGGTCAAAGCCCAGATAAAGGCGTCCCACACCGTGTTGGCCGAGGTGGTCACACCGACCATCTGCGACAGCCAGTCGACCACCTGCAGACCAAACGCCGCGACCTGCTGCAGGCCGACCCACAGCACGTTGAGCACTGCGCCAAACACCCGGAACAGCAGCACGACCGGGGTCAGCATGGCGACGATTGCCTGGAACCAGGCTGTGTCGCCAAACGAGGCCTTCAAGCGGTCCCAGTAATAGATCCCGAGGCCCACGCCGATCACCAGGGCGGCGATCGCAATCACGATCAACGTGATCGGGCTGGCCAGCATCGACAGCATGCCGATCACGCTGCCGATCACCGTCAGCGCCCCGATCGCGACCACCAGTGCCAGAATGCCAAGGGTGACCATTGCAATCATGCGGGTCAGGTTCGGGAACAGCTGGGTCCAGCGGGTCAACGTGCTGGCAATGCCAGTCAGCTTCTCCATCAGCGGGGCGAGCATCGGAATGAGCGCCTGGCCAAAGGCGATGCGCAGTGCCTGGACGGCTGCGCCGAACTGCTGCCATGGATCCACCATGGCCTTGGCCATCTTCTCGGCGTTCTCCAGGCCACGGACTTTGCCCAACTGCTCGAGGCCGTTTTTGAAGCGGTCGGTATCCTTGGCCAGGGCGGTGATCACCCGTGCCCCTTCCCCACCGAAAGCTTCGGTCAGCTTCGTGCCCGCCGCCGCGCTGTTCAGGTCGCCAAACTTGCCTTCCAGCTTGGCCAAAATGTCTGCCATGGGCAGCAGTTGGTCGTTCTGGTCGGTGAATTTCATCTTGAGCTTTTCGGACGCGGCGCCGATGTTCTCGAAGAACGATTTGTACAGACCGCCCGCGTCACCACCTTCCATGGTGCTGCTCAGGGTGCCAATCACCGCGAACTGCTCAGCGATATCGACACCGGCGGTGGTTGCGATCTGGCCCACTTCCTTGAAGGCATCCTTGAGCTGCGCGCCGTCCGTGCGGAACAGCTGCGCCGCCAGAGCCGTCTGCCCGCCCAGCATCTCAACCCACTTGCTTTTGCCCATCTGATCAGCGGACGTTTTGAACAGGTTGTACATGGTGCCGACGTAGGCACTCATGGTATCGGCGTCGGATTTGGTGGCCTTGGCCAACAGGTTGCTGGTGTTGGTGAAGGTGGCCAGCTGGTCGCCAGACAGCCCCTTGATCGCGCCCGAAATGCTGTACGCCGAGGCCACAAAGTCGCGGGCGTTCTCGCCATAAGCAACGGAGAACTCCAGCGATTTGCGGTTCAGGGCATTCAATGCGTCCTCGGCAACGCCCAACGATCGGACGTCGCCCAGGGCGCGGTTCATTTCCAGCGCCGGTTCCAGTGATTCGGAGATGGCCACGCCCGCGCCCACCATGCCAGCCAG